TTATTTCTCCTTGCTTGTCCCGTTGTTTCCTTTGTCGTTATTAACTGGTTTTTGATTCTTTGTTACTGCTTCGGCTGATGTTACTGGATTGGTAATTCGTGCTTTTGGTTCTTTTGGATTTTCATTTTGATTACTCATAATTATATATTTTAAAGTGATTTTTTAATCAAAGTCTATTATATCTTACTGAAGCGTTTACGATTGCAATTGTTTTTATTTTAGAAAGCAAAATGTCTTTAGGTTCATGATGCTGATTATATGAAGCTAATTGAATATAGTCTTTTCCTAATTCAGATTTCTTTACATATTTTATTACTTTAAACTCACTATATTCATCTTCTCCTAAATATTCAACATAATACATTTCACCATAAATAATGTCAAGCCTATTAATTATCTTTAAAGCAACAATATCTCCTGACTTTAGCAAAGGATACATTGAATCTCCTGTCATAAAAATAGCACCGTCACTTTTTGGTAGGTTGGGAATACTAATATAACTTAATATATTTCCCGTTTCAGAACCATTAAAAACTTCTACAAGCCCCAGTGTAGCAGTTGAATCATATACAGGTATAGTTTGAATTTCAATTGGCGTATCAAATGTTTTTCTATTGCTTGGTAGTTTATCTATATTATCAGGAGATACTAATTTTATATTGTCTTTTTTTTCAGGCTCGTTAAGCATTGATCCTTCTCCAAATAATAATTTATATTCATCAGCACCGTATAATTCATTTAATTTTTTAGCTGTACCTTTTCCTATGCTTTTAGATCCATTAATTATGGCTGAAACATATTGTTGAGAAACGCCTAAAGCATCTTGAACCATTTTAGGTGTAATTGAATTTAATTCTAAAAACCTTCTTAGGTAACTACCTTTTTGGTTGTTGTTTGTTTTTTCTTTCATATATTTGCTTTAAAATTAATTTGTTATGAATGAAAAAATTAAGAAAAAGAAGTTCAAAAAATATAAATCATTTTGCTCATCTTTATTTTGTAAAACACAATTAGAAAGTCTTTGGAAAGAGATTTTATTTAATAAAACCGAAATCTTTGATTCTAAATATTTTTACGAAAAAGATAAACAAGCATATACTAATAGATTAACCATTATTGAAGAGCGTATTGAATCATTAGAGAAAAGTCAATGCATTTTAAAACATGATCTGCGCCTTTCAAAGCTGGATCTAAAAGAAGAGAATGTTTTTTGTCACAGTTTGATCATTCTTTCTATTATACTGTCAGGATTATCTGTATTATTAAGCCTAATAGCGCTAATGCTGCGATGATAACAGACCAAATAGATACTTTTAAGGATGCTTTTACATCTTTTTTTGTTTTATCATAGTCCTCTAAAGTTTTCTGAACTAATTCTAATTCGTGCTTTAATTTTTCATATTCTTTTTTTTCTTTATTCTTTTTCTCTTCGGTTTCTTCCTTTTGAAATTGTAAATATTTAAGCCAACCTCCAATTTCATAAACTTGTCTACCAAACTGTGTAATCCTATAAAATTCCATGTTTACATCTATGACTAAATTCTGTTGGACCAAGTATTTCATTACTTGAATCTCTTTATTATTTTCCACTATTCTCGGTAGTGAATATAGTCCTGATGTGCTTTTGTAGACTTCTGCTAAGTAAAAATCACACTTATTGTCAAATTCTTCTGATGTCATGAATAAAATTTTTCTATCTGGTTTTCAGAAAGTTAATTAAAACAACCGTAAAAGTTGTGTTTTAAATTTGTAAACAACCAAAAAGGTTGTATATTTGTATCATTATTACAGCACGATGCAAAGTTAGCTAAAAGATGTTGTTTAAAAAAATAGTAAAAACACGATAATTTATTTAAAACAAAAAATGTATGGAAGTATTACAAAGTGGAAAGCCTATATGTGAAGATCTTTCAAAATTTCTTAGAGACTTCACTTCACCAAAGGATATGGCAGATGTATCAACTGAGACTTCAGTTAGTTTATCAACAATTAGAGATGTAAGATTGAGACGTAACAATATATCTGACGATAATAAAAAAGCGATCATCAGATTAATGCAGAAGGCAGATGTAAACGCTGACAATAAGATTAAGGATGCGAAAAAAGGCAAAAAGTACATCAAACAAATCTTAGACTGCATTTGATATGGAAACTGAATTCATTATTCCTAAAGGCTATGTATTAGTTCCGGATAGTTGGGCAGAGAAATATTTTAACAGGTCATTTTGGTCAGACATTCAAGACCCTACAATAAAAGAGATTTCGGAATACTTGCAAATCAGTGTTGAAAAAATCAAGAAGGATCTTCGAAATATAGATTGTCCACTTAGAAGATCACATAAGGGTAAATCCGGGAGAGGTAATCAGAGTAAATTCCACAAGTACTCAGTAGAAGAATACAAAGACTGGATAAGAAAATAAAACCTACAAATAATGATAATAGATCTTTTTTTAGTTGCTCTGGTGGCGTTATTGATATTCTGGAATGTACACGATTCCTCTGTTTACACAGACTATCTGTTCCATGGTAAGTATTACGAAGAGCCAAAATTTGCATCAAATCAATATGAAGATGTAATACTTCCGGCTATGCTTACGGAAGATGTACGCCCAAAAGAACTAAAAGAATTCTACGTAAATGAATTATTCGACCCAATAAGAATGAATAGTACCGTTCTTGTGAATGAAAAGCGAAAAGCTGGAAATAAGTTTGACCCTCAGTTTTTGCAAAAAGCCGTAGCTTCTCAGGATGAGATTATGTACTATGATGGGGTGACAATGACTAGGGAAGCTAACGATAATTACGAGGCTACATTTTCATTTACTGACCTTAAAGACACGGGAGAAGACTCTTATGCTACTTTATTCTTGGGTATTAAGCAAGGAAAGGCATACGCTGTTGATGTGGTATACAATAAGAATAGCCTGCACGCCAACGAGGGTAAGTTAATACAAAAGACTAAAGATTATAAAACCTCTCAGAATTACGTAGAAAGCAACAGTAATCAATCATACATAGACAACGATTTAACATATAAAATTTATAATTTAAAACCAAGATACCAATCAAACAATAAGCTTGAGAGAATAAAGTCTGTAAGGCATATCTTTAAGTTCCTTCATTGGTTCGAAGATCATCCAAACCCGGAATACCAAGACGCAATAGCACATATAAAACAATTCCCTTTTGCTCCTCATAAAAATTATGATGATGGCATAGAGGATGTGGTTACATATGCATTAGACTTTTTACAGGCTCAATATCCTTTTATCGTAACGGATGTAAGCTTTAATGTTGGTTATAAAAATTAAAATAGATGAAGAAGGTGAAAATAAAAGACGGAGCGCCCACAAAGTATAAAGAAGAATATAATGAACAGGTTCGTAAACTTTGCCTGCTCGGTTCAACGGATAAAGACATTGCTGATTTTTTTGAAGTGACCGAAACGACTATTAACAATTGGAAGTTAGAGTACCCTAACTTTTTTGAGTCCATAAAAGAAGGCAAGGAATATGCAGATGCAAATGTAGCAGACCGACTATATCAGAGGGCCTTAGGGTTCGAACATGACTCAGAAGAAATAAAAGTTATTGAAGGTGACATTAAAAGAGTTGCTATTAGAAAGGTGTATCCACCGGACCCAACAAGCGCTATATTTTGGTTGAAGAATAGAAAATCAAAAGCCTGGAGAGATAAGCAAGATAATGAGCCAGAGGAAAAGCCTTCTACATTAGACTACTCAAAACTAACTGATGAAGAATTAGAGACATTACGATTATTAACAGAAAAGGCAAAAAAGAATGAATAGTATTATTGAAAAAGTTAAAAGTTGGGTGTGTAAATATGCCTCCTTAAAATCTAATGAAAAGGTGGATGGATTCATGAAAGATCTGATTAAAAACCACGAATTTGAATTGCGGGAGGATGGGTTGTATCTTTCTATTTTTAAGATGAACAAGAAAGGATTTTTGGTATATCCTGAGGTATGCGACAAACTTAAAAACGGCCTTGGTAAGCCGTTGACAATGGTAAAAATGTATTTGAAGTATAAAAAATGTATTCTGAAAATTTAAATTTATATATTTGCAGTGAAGTATTATAACTATACTTCTCTATAATTGTGTTTTAGCCTTCATTCAACGAAGGCTTTTTCGTTTATAAAAACAAAAAAAACCACTCTATATGAGCGGGTTGTAAGTTATAAATATTTTTATGAGAATATAGTTTCGCTAAATATCTTATCAAGAACACTACTTGGGTATAATTTGACTCTACCAAACCTTGGATCAGGAACTTCATCTGTCGGAAAACCATTCTTCTTACATATGCTTGAAGCTTTTTTTCCTATACTTGCTGCCATTCTTAACCCAACTGTAACCTTATTCATAATTGCATAACCCATAACGGAAAAATAATCTGGTCTGGTGGTCGTTTTAGCCTCGATCATATTGACTTTTGATTCCAAAGCCTGGATTTGCTGTTGCTGCTGAATTTGACTCATTCTTAATTGAATGAATGGATCATTATAAAAAGTAGCTAAATTATTGTTGTGCGCTTTTTCCACATCAATAAAATATTTCCTAGCCTCCTTACCTTTTTCATTGCCCTCAACCATTGACAACTCTTTAGCACAGTCGATTGTTAAAGCGTATTCTATCAATCGTCCACCCGTTTCAATAATTTTATCGAAACGCTGAAAGTCTTGATTTTCAATAAATCCATACTTATTAATCCTGTTTTTAATCCAGTTTGAAAAATCCTGCTTACTTTCTAAGTAGCTGTGTAATTCTCTTGCGGAAACGGCTTTGTTACCGTTGTGTTCCGTGATTTTAATCAGTTCGTTCATTTATGTATTGTTTAAAATTATTTCAATTAAAAAAGCCACAATAAGGGGTTGTCGACACACATACTGAAAAAGTGTAACCCTTAAAGTGGCTTATATGATGAAGTTAAATATTTCTATTTAGCTGTATGTAGTCGACACTACAAATATACAAACATTGTTGATATAAACAACCAAAAAGGTTGTTATGCTGTTTTTTTAGTTATATAGAAATCCTTGATATACTTTAGCCATTCAAAGTATATGGAAAGGGCTAGCTGGTAGGCGTTTTCGAGAGTTCTGCTGAATATATTTTTTTCATATAAAAGCTCTAGATTTTCTTTTAAGTCTTCATCTTCTATATCCATAATCATTAAAGCGTTTTCAACACCCTTGTAGTTGATCTCAATGTCACACGGATCAGACTGGAGAGGATTAAAGGCGTTAAGAATAACACGCATGCCATCATATATCCTATTATATAATATGCTATCTGAAATAATATTAATGATTCCCTGTTCTTTTGCGGTTAGCGATGGTATGTTTGTTGTGCTCATATCTTTTATTTTTAAAATGTTGGTTTAATTAAGCTATTTTCTCGTTGTCTTTAATTATGTCATGAATAAATAATCTTCCTTTCTCCGTCCAGACGGTTTGCATTGACGTTTTTGTGCTCCCGGAAGTATCAGTGTAAGAATGGGTTTTGGTTTTAGTATATCCTTTGTTCTGATGTTTGCTGTATAATAGCCAAGTTCCATTCTGCTTGTACTGTACGTGCATGTCACATAGCATACGGTTTAATGTAACGGCACTCATGCCCAATTCCTTTGCTATCTGGTTAGTATTGTACGTACTCTCGCTCTGCAATACGTTATCAAAGTACTGAACCTTCGGAGCTTGTTTCTTAAGCTCATTAGATTGTAGTTCTATCTGCTCTGCCTGTTGGTATGCTAGTTTCAAAGCTTCGGCAAAAGATCCGGGAACATGGTATTGCGACTGCTGCAGTAAACTCTTCTCCATCTTGTTAAAAGCTTCTATATACTCCAATTTGAAATCCAACGCCTTTTTACCAGTGAAACCCATAACAAGCAAACTAAAGCCGTCCCGGTTCATTATGAACATGGGATATTGCTTACCTCTGTTTTCATAATAGCTTTCTTGGAAGAAAGATTTGGCGGCTGAATTTTGAGCCACGAGATTTTCAATATCTCTTAACACGTTCTTATGTTCCTTTTCAAACCTATCGGCAACCAACAGCGAGTTCGTTACTATGTTGCCATCATTTTTAAATACTAATTCTGTCATGATATATTTATTTTTTATTGTTGAAAATTTAAATGTCCCGAACAAAATCCATGTTTCCGTTATCGTTGCTTCTGTGAAAATAAAAGATACAGACCTCCTGAATTTTAAAATTTTATGTATTGCTCTTTTCATATTTATACCAAGTTTAATTTCTTAAATGAACGGAACGCCTGTACCTCGGTGTCATAGTAAACCTGAACGGTATCATTTTGCTTACGGTTGCTGTCTGATGATTCACTGGCCGGGATAAGATCAGCCTTAAGTGTTCCCCATGCTTCCCTTATGCTTCCGTCTACCTTCTGGAAGTAAAACTTCACAATTCCTTTCTTCATCTTCTCTGTAAGGTGGTAAAGCTTCCAAGCCTTCTTCAAACATTCCGCAAAAGCTTCTCCGGTTGTTCTAAAAAATTTCCAAGCGTTGCGCATAATGGTGGATAAAATCGTTTTCATATCTGTAATTATATTAGGTTAAAAAATTTTGCTTCTGTAGGATTTAATAATGGCTTGATCACTTCAATATCTTCACTCGATAACTCGGATAACTTTCTTTTCAAGACTTTCTCCAAGTTGTTCCAGAACTTCCAAGATCTACTGTCATCACATCTATGATACTCAGTATCCATTGCGTTAATGTTTCTTGCTATCTTCTCTGCTCTTTGTAATGATATTGTTGTCATCTTTGTTTGTTTTTGATGATACAAATATATACTAAAAGGTTAATATAAAACAAATAGTATTTACGTTTTATTTAATGTTTTCATTTAAGTTATTGATTTACAGGTGTAAAAATTTTATATATGTTTTTGTTAATAGTATTTGTATTGAATTAAAGAAAACATATATATTTGCATTATGGAAATATTAAGAATAAAAGAAGTTGCTAAACTGAAGGGATATAGCCTTGAAGATATATCTAGTAAATTAGGTATATCCTATGTTGCGCTTTACAAAAAATTAAAAACTGCCAAACTAGATACATTAAAAGAAATCGCAGAAATACTGCAATGCGATATTCATGAATTATTAGAACCAGGTTCTCAATATGCGCACTTTTACGATCCAAAAACCGAAGAGTGGCTGGGTATAAGGAAGAGGTAAGAAGTAGTAGCCTAACAACTAGGTATATGCACTATTAATTTAGTCTTTTTACAAATTATGGAAACCCGTAATGTGGTATGTGAAATTTTACTTTTCTTTGCGGGAAATTTTACAAATGAGAAAACTTTTATTAGTATTAATTATTACTGCGAGCTTGCCTTTTAAAGCACAAGAAATCAAAAAAGATGAAGTGCAACTAAAAACCAAAATGGACTTATTCACTTCAAAAACAGGTTCAATTATAAAGTTTACGGATACTAGGCTTCCGCCTTTAAAAACATCATATTCAGATGCTGAAACTAAAATTAGAAAAATAACGTCAGGGTCTAATACTTCATATTTCTATCAAATCGTAAAAGATGGTAAATATGCAAATAGTGCTGCTTCAATAGAATATAGTGATTTATTAGAAGTCATAAAAGCTTTAAAGGAGTTACAATTGCAATCTGAAAAAGACACAACTGCAAATCCTGATTATATTGAAAATAAATTCATTACAGTTGATGGTTTCCAAGTTGGGTATTATGTAGACAGATCAAAAAAAATCTGGTTCTTAAAATTAGAAAAGTACGGTTCAGACAATACGTTATTCATAAATGATGTTGTAAGTCTTGATACGGCATTTAATGATGCAAAAAATAAAATTGAAGAATTAAAACTCAAATGAAAAAACTTTTATTACTATTTATTCCTTTGGCTGTTGCGTTCTCTTGTGGGAGTAGCGATGATGAACCTAAAATTAATAACAATAATCAAAGCCAAACAACGAATTCTGATTTATTTGGTATTGTGGGTAAATATAGGGTTTATGCTTCAAGCGATGCAAATAACCCGAATAATACTTTCACGGTGTCGTCTGGTTGTATGTCAAATTGGACTATTGAATTTAAGACTGATAAGACTTTTGTTGAAAATAAACCTACTTTAAATCCATGCAAAGATAATATCATGACTGGCACTTATGGTCAGTGGAAATACTCGCCTTCAAGTCCTGATAGTATTATTAGTATAAAATATGACTACATTTGGCAATATGGGTGGCCTAGTGGATTGCGTTTATATAGAAATACAAAATCAGATAAAAGCAAATATGACTATAAGCTTATTAGGGGAAATGGAACGCTTTATACCCCTTATAACATTAATTATTATCTTAAAAAAATGTAAAATAAACTAACTTTAATATAAATCGGACTCACTGTTTTAAGGAGTCCGTTTTTATTTTTAATACGACGAGTTTTGTCGTTGCGGTGATATATATTTGTTTTATAATTAACACACAAATAATTAAAAATATTTCTTTGTAAAAAAGTTTATGTACTTTTGTAATATATTAATTGTGTGTAAAATGTATTTTAAAATAAATACTAATTCGTAATAGTAAAATCTAAAAAATCACAATGGAAAATATCAAGAATTTAGGAAAAATAAAAGCTACCCTATTAGCGGATTTTATTCTTCAAAAATATGGCTGTATGTCACATCTTAAATTGCAAAAATTAGTATACTATTGCGATGCATACCACTTAGCTTACTTTGATGAAGAATTAATTAATGAAAATTTTGAAGCTTGGGTACACGGCCCTGTATGTAGAGATATTTATAATGATCTTAAGGATAAATCTATATTATATTCTGACATTAATAAAACTTTTGATAAAAGCACTTATAACCCTGAAAATATAGTAGAACAAGCATTGACTACTGACCAAAAAGATATTTTAAAAAATGTACTAGACGAGCTATCAACTTGGACTGGTTTAGACTTAGAAAATGCTACACACAGGGAGTTCCCATGGATTGAAGCAAGAGTAGGTTTCTCTCCAGGTGAAAAATGTGATGTTTTTATTAAAAAAGAGTCTATGAAACAGTTTTATAAAGCTGAGTTAAATGGCTAAATCTTTTTCTAAAAAAAAGCCTACATCTATTATTAAAGAAACTTTAGAAACAAAAAAATCTGTTCGTGATACATCAAGTAATTTTAAAGTTTCTTTTCAATTCCTGGACACTTCTCAAAAGTTTGGCTCTACATATAAAGATTGGCAAAGTGTAGGTTTATTATCTAAATTATTAGAAACCTTATCTGGTTACTGTTGTAAGCCATTATTAGAGCAAGTCGACGGAAGTAAATTTTCTGTTTATGGTAATTTTCCAAGTAAAGATAAAACTATGTTTAATTTTCCTGCGCACGTACCTCCTGATGCTCAATGGGCAAGGATACATATAAACGGTGCCGCTGTTGTTATTGGACATATAGTTTATGATACATTTTATGTTGTTTTTCTTGATAAAACCCATAAATTTTGGCTTACCAAAAGAGTGACGAGTAATTAAATAGATAAAAAAATAATATGAGCACAAAATCAACACTATTTTTAACTGAAGACAATGAACATTGTTATTATGAACACACAAGCCAAAAGTACGATAAAGATGGCCAGTTTTTAGGTTGGGATATAGAAATGGAGATCAGCAAGAAAAATGTCGATGTGTACGAAGATGAGGACTCTATAGTTATAACATTCAAGCCAGGCACAGATATTTATAAATACATCAAAAAAATGGATATTGAAAGCGGCATGAAATAGTATAGTTTAAAATATTAAAATTACTTACCCCGGCAAATTGCTGGGGATTTTTATATAATAAAGCCACCCTGTAAAGAGTGGCTAATTTAATAATGTAGTTAAATCTATGCGGACAATTGATTTTTAGTTTATTATATCATTATCAAGGTAAAATACTATTTCATATTTGCCTTTTAAGATATTGGGCACATTTTCATTATCGTTATATTTTTTAAGTAATTTGATGGACTTTATAATAGAGCTTTTAGCTTCCTCTACAGTTTTCCCACCTCCATATAAACCCTCTACATTTTCCGCATAAGAATTATACCAATCCGGGGTTTTTTCAATTATAACTTTTATAGTACACATAAGTACAAATTTTGATTATTTATTAATCAAGTTTTAAAACAAGGGGCTAATTAAAGCCCCATCTCCTTGATGATCTTTTTTTCAAGACCCTTACCTACTTCCTTTGAACCATGAAATGGAACAGGGTAAGTTTTGCCGTTCTTCTCATAAATGTAATGGCTTCCATCAGTTCTAATGTGAAGCCACCCGCTTTTCTTTACCATACGGTGTAATTGCCTTGACTTCATAGATCCCTACAACATTAAGAAGCAAATTTATATAATTGTATTTTATTCAGCAATTATTTATCACTGTTTTTATTTTTCAGGATAAACAGTTGAAAAAAACAGAAATACTTTTGCTATGTAGTAGATGCATATGGCAAATAGGTTTACTGAATTTTTTAATGGCAATTGGTTTAAAACGATCAAGGGAGTAGAGAATAATACTACCGTGATCAATGACCGCTTTTCTGCCAGGGATTATCTTTTAAATGCCTATGAGCGGTTTAGTGGTTCTACTCATGTTACTCCATTAAAAGAAAATAATGCTATAGAGCTTTCTTACAAAATAACCGCTATTAACATAGCTGTAGACAGAATAGGTCAGGCTTTAAATTCGGGAGTAATCTATGTTGAGGACTCTAATGGTAAAAAATTAGACAACGATCCTCTATCCAGTATTTTAAATAATCCAAATGAATTCCAGACAAGAGAAGAGTTTTATAAACAGTTTGCCCGCTTTTATTATGCTGGTGGCTATTGTTTTGTTCTACCTCAGGAAATAGCCAAACAGACTATTACAGATTCATATGGATTTAGTTCTCAGGAAAAAACTTATAGAACCATTGCAGCAAAATACCTTAATGATAAAACTGAATTTTGGTTACTTAATCCTGACGATGTAAGTACTGATTTCTCTAATGAAGTTTTAAAGGGCAATAAGGTCGCTAAGGTTCATTACTCGACTGCTTTATTCAATGGATCCACAGAGTATAAATTCTTAATTCCTTTTTACGACAATTCTGATCCTGAAAACCCTATTAAAGGCAAAAGCCGACTTTGGGCGGTCGCAAAGGATATAGAGCACATCCAGAGAGCTGATGATATTATTAAATGGTTTCAGTCTCTTTTCGGGAACATTATTGTGAGTCCTAAGCGTCCGGAGAATAACGCTAATGGCTTTTCAGGAAAAAACCTTACAGATCCAATCAACTCCGTAAATGGACATGTGACACATAAAGATGTTATCGAAGATAAGCTTAACTCAAACGTTAGGAATATTCTTGTCTCAGAGGTTGGGCTTGATGCCGTGAATCTTATGCAGTCGATAAACGAACAAGATTTAAGCAAAGACAAAAGGGAGAGCGAAGAAAAGATATTTGATTTATTCCAGATCCCACACGCTTATCGCTCACAGGCAAAATATGATAACTATTCCAATGAGATAAAAGAATGGTATGACTCAGTAATAGTTCCTTTGTCTGCAAATATAGCCAGGTCATTCGAGTCTTTTTACGGATACGACAAACAAAGAAAGAAAGTTAAATTCGATTTTTCACAAATGAGCTTCTATAAAAAGCAGAAGCATGATGATGAAAAGAGCGAAATAGAGAAGAAAAAAATTGAATTGGAGTATCAGTCTATGCAGCTGCTTGAATTGAGAACAATGCTCGCTAATGGTGAGATTTCACAAAGCCAGTTCAATAATATTCAGAATGGAATTTACAAGGATTGGGAAAATGATCAAAAATAATAGATATGAGTATTAAGGTAGATCATAATGCAATGAAGGTAATGAGTAAAGAGGAAAAGTCTACTTACCTGAATAAAATAGCAAAAACAGCCAAAGATAAAAAAGACAAGGCTATTAACGATAAAAATGTAGTGAGAAAATGAAAAGGCAAATCGTTTTAAAAGAGGGAATTATCCGGGATAAAAAAGATCTTCAAGAGTTTATCTTAAAGAGTGGTAGCCGTGAAGCTGTCGAGGCTGAAATACTGAAAGCCAGAAGAACTGAAATGCCTGTTAAGTTTACCAATACCATTGAAAATAAATACAAGGACTTTTCATTACTTCAGATCGAAGAGCGTTTTAAAAAATTCTCTGGTGAAGATTTCGGAATTGAAAAAGCTTTGATTACTCGTAATACCGACGATCTTGAAAATGGAATAATTAAAAGAGGTGTAATCGGTAATACTTACTATTGGTATGACAGCCATCAAGATGTACACGTTGGCAACACTTTTAAAAAGTCTATTTCAGATAAAAACGGAGATTTTTCCAAAACTTTTTTTATCGCAGATCATGAAAAAACATTCAGCGCCATTGCTGGATACTTGGAATCGGTAAAAGAAAAGGATGTATACTGGCGAGACCTGGGAGTTAACAAAGAAGGCAAAACAAGGGTATTATGGGCTGATGCTGTATATCGTCAAAAAGATCATAGCAAGCTTTATGATATGGTTCTTGAAAATAAGGTAGATCAATACAGCGTAGGAATGATTTATCAAAAGTATCAAATAGCCATGAAATCAGATGATCCGGACTTCGCGGATTATAATACGACTTGGGATAAATATATTAATAAACTCGGTAATCAAGATCAGGCTGAAGAAGACGGATTATTCTTCGCTATATCTGAAGCTAAACTGGATCATCTAAGTCCGGTTCTACGAGCTAGTAATATTGTCACTATGACAGTGCCAAACGAAAAAAGTGAGCCGGGGGAACCCACTCCAAAACATAAAACAGAAGAGGAGCCGCCTAACAGCACTCAGCGTATTAACAGATTATTAATTTAAACTCATTTAAAAATGAAAAAGTTTGTTTACAAGAGTGCCGAAGAGGTGGAGAAAATGACACCAGAAGAGCAAACGGCATATCTTAAAGAAAAGACAGCGCACGAGACCGCTATGACCGCTAAAATAGAAAAGCAGGAGGAGGATCTTGAAACATTAAAAACTAAACTTGACGAAGCAGAGGAAAAAGACGCTGCTACCATCAAAGAATTGGTAGACAAGGCTGAGGAAAATCTAAAAGCTTTAGTGCAACAGTCTTTGTCTAATGCTCCAGCTAAAGGAACATTAAAGGGATTCATCGGAAAAGTTGCAGAGGTTTTCAAAGATCATGGATATAAAGGTTTGAATCTTGGTGATGAAGAGGAAAAAGGATACAAAGAAGCTGAATTCAAAGTATTGAAAGGTGGAAGACCAGGGGTTGTAATTAAAGCATTTGATAGTTTAGACACTTTAACCGTAAACGACGTAGATGCTGCTACATATCCAACAAACGGTTCAACGTCTTTAGGCGAAGGATTTAAGTCTCTTTTCGCTTATTTTGTTGGTTACTTTGAAAAGCCAAGGCCTGTATCTATGATTATGGACCATGTGACATTAGAAGACCTAAGAGGCGTGCAGGTTAAAATGTGGAATGATAACGTAGTTGCAGATTTCAAGGTTTTAAAGGAATGTGAATTAAAACCATACGCTAGATACAGCGGGTCGGTACAGACTGAAGACATTAGCCATGTTGCAATTCTTTGGAGAACTACAACCTTCTTAAGAAAATGGTTCCCGGCTATTGCAAACAGAATCCGCCAAAAGATTGCCAGATTACTTGATGAGAATCTTCCAAAAGAAGTTCTAAAGAAAATCACGGAGGTTGCAGTACCTTATACACCAGTACCTAATCTAACGCCTATTGCGAATGCTAATAAGTACGACTGTATTGCTGCATCAATTGCTTCATACAAAAGACTCAATGGCGTGATGCCAAAGCTTATCCGATTCAATGAGGTTACTTGGTTTGATCTTGTAACAAATAAAGATACTACCGGAAACTATAACCACCAGAATGGTAATTCCATTGCAATGGTGACTACAGAGAATGGATCTTCTTATTTGAATTTCGCTGGTTTCAAAATCCAGTATGAACTTGACGAATCACTAACGTATGATACATTCCAGTTAGGTGACTTCTCTGAATTAAGAGTAGGTATTAACGGTGAGTTGGATTATTATGACGCATTAGGCAACACGCCTGAAGCTAACGCAGGTATTGATAGAAATATCTGGACATCCGAGCTTGTAATGTACTTCATAGCTTATCTACCGGAAAACAGAGCGTTAACTATCGTAGAAGATACGTTCACTAACGTAAAAGCATCATTAACCCTTTAATATTAATAAAATGGCAGAAAAAAAATCACCAGAAACAGTTGAAAAATTAGCCGTTCAGGAACTTACTGAAAAAGCAGGACAGGAAGAAAAAACTTTCAATGCCACTAAGAAAATTTCTGTAACAGTGACCGAAAATGTAGGGGATTATGTAACAGGTAAAGCTTACACCATGGGAGAATTCTTATTCGAATCTTTATCTGCCAAATATCCTGGAAAATTTGTAAAAGGTTCGGAAGATGATCCGTACTCAGAAATGAGAAAGAAAGCAACCGAAATTAAAAAATAACGATGGCAAACTTACTCGTAGCATCAGACTTTAATTTGTACAGCAGACAAGTTCCTGATATAGCAGGGCTTTGTCAAAGAGACGATTTTTATCAGTTATTGATAGAGAAAGAATCCGAATGCCTATCTAACGTATTGGGTGAATGCCTGTATGATGATTTAAAAGCAAATATGGAGTTTGATGCAATCGAGGAAAGGTTTAAAGTGAAAGATAATGCAGATGACAGGTGGAAATATCTTGTTTATGGGCATAAATACCAATATAATAATAATTTGCCTAATACTATAGGGTTAAATTTCGGAGGTTGTAATTGTGGATGTAATGGCGGTAATTGTGACAAACATTGGGAAGGTCTTCTGGTGGAAAATATTTACAGAGATTACAAATATCCTAATGGAAGAGGTTTCTATACTTCTTTGATCATTGACTACGTGTATTATTTCTTCCTCATTGAATTGAGAAGCAGCACAACTATAACCGGAGAAACTATTGTGAAGGCAAAGAATACGCTTCCTAGCAGCAGTATTGTAAAGGAGCACATGGCATGGAATAGTTTTGTAACAAAAACAAAGCATTGCTCACAGCAAAGCAAAGTTTCATTGTTCACCTTTTTGCGTGATCATTCAGACTTATTTCCAAATTGGTCCCCAAATAAAGATCTCACCTGTAAAGATATAACGAAAAACTACTGGAGCATATAATGTTAAGCCAATTTTTACCATATAACCTATATACACTTGCTTTGATTAAAGACTTTGATCCATCTGGAGTATTTCCGGGAACAGTTTTAAATTATGGTTACGGAGGTGATGAAAAGGAGTTCAACCAACATATTATCCGCAAAAGGAAAGAGGAAAATGCCTTTAAAACTGGATGGGAGTATGATGAATCAGGAAATAAAGTAGCCAACAAAACCGGAAGAGTATATCCAATACTATGGTTTCATTATCCTAAAGGAATTGATATGAAGTCTAATGGTATTATTAGCGGTGATATTGAGATGTTTTTCGGAGTTGACACAATAAATAATGTGTCAAATATTACAAGAGCAAAAACTACAGAAGTAAAGCTGGCTGAAATTGCTAATAGTTTTGTAGAATACTTAAGGCAGAATTCCGCAGTAAGCCTTAATGAAATTGGTCGCTATTTATATAATCAGAATATATCTGATAATATGCGTGAAAATAACGAATCCGGAACCAATAGTAAATATGTTTATCTGCTTGATGTATTATACTTTCAGATGAAAATTGAATTCAATACAGGGTGTATTGATCAGGAAAAAATTAACGAATTAAAAAATTGTAATTAATATGTCATTTATAGAAAATTCATGTGATGTGACACTTAAAAAAGTGTCGTTAGGTGGTTTGTTTTGTGGCAATAAAAAGGTAGTGAACTTTTTTATTGGTACAATGGATGTTGAGTTTTCAAAATCAACAACTCTACAACAAATATCCGATTATATCAAAGCCGGAAAGCTTATGTTCTTTCCAAATCACGATAGTATCGAAGATGCTGACAAAGATCCGCAATATGCTTCTAATACATTCCAGGAAGACATCTTCGTAGGAGGAGGAATCAAAGGCTGGAATCTTATGTGGAATCAGGGTGTATGTTTTCAGAATGAAATCGCAAAACTATATGATCTTAAAGGATATGGAGTTGGCCTTGTGATGGAAGATGGAACTGTTATCGTAAAGAGGAAGAAAAATGGGGCTTATGGGCTTTATGAAGCTTCATTCCTTGAAAAGCTCTACAAAGTTAGAACCGGAGCTGATATGGCAGGTTCGGGACTGGGGGTTCAATTGAAATATATTGCTACGAACTCTTGGCAGAGAGAATCTGCAAATATTGAATCTACTGAAATAGATTTCAGAGATGTGACGCTTTAGACTTGTTAAATGAAGATTATGAGATCAACTTTAATAAGTATGTTCAGCGATATGGTAAAAGCGGTAAATATATTGAGTTTGAGGTAAAGAAAAGGGAGAGTCAAAACAAGTTCTATGCAAGAAAAGACAAGCCTATAGATTTATTTGCCACTAAAAATATTGATAATAAAGATATTTCTCCTATAGAGCCAACTGAAGGTATATATAAAGAAAGTGATAGGACATTGGAAAGCTTCTGGTTTTATGACGGTTTTTATGATAAAGACGATCTGCTTTATTATGAAAATAATTATGGTCCGTTATTTTTTCCTACAAACCCATATTTCCCCAGAATGCGCAGAAGTGATGACAGTCAGTTAGGCGCATATTATGAGCATTTTGGAAGTAAAGTAAAATCGATTATACCTTATAAAAATAACGATATGGTATTAGATGAAGAATGGGGAACTATGCTGTATGCTGATGGTGATTATAATGATATTACTATAACCATATCAAATCTTATATTCAGATCGAGAAGAATAGAGGATAACAGTGCAAAGCCTTTTACCATGTATCTTATTAAGGGAATAGGTAATAATAGGAATAATTATCAAATGCTATCAGAAGAGGTTATAATGTCTAGTGAAGTTAATAATGAAAATGGATTTAATTGGGCTGAATTGGATATTTCAAAACATCCGAATGCCACAGGAAATGCAGAAAATAGCGAACTAATACTAACTAAAGCTAATTTTCCAAATATTTTGACTACATTAAATAGAGATGAGCACATTCGTATCATGATAAAAAATGATAGTGATTATATTTTTGATCAGGAATGTACTTTTTTCATTAAAAATACTTCATTTTCCATTAAAGCAAGTATCAATGCCGCACCTCCATCACGTAGGGTTGAATGGGTAAATTTAAAAGACGCTATAGATAAGGTAAGTGAAAATATTACCGACAATGGAATCAGGATAGAAAGTAATGTTTTGTCAACTGGTATTTTCAATCATCAATATATCACTACCGGCCAGTTTTTAAGAGGTAAGGTATTCAATCATTTTTTAGGGCAAAAGAAATTAGAGGTAAGTTTTGAGACATTGTTTGAAAAAGGCGCTTCAAAATTATTAGGTCTTGGATATGATGTGTACAATGGTAAAATTGTTGTTGAAGACTTACAATATTGGTTTAAAGATGTAGAAAGTTACGACTTTACGGATAAGGATTTTATAGAGGAAGAGACATTTTTTTCTAATGATAATGACCTTTGCTACAATAGCATAAAAACAGGAAGTAAGAAGTACTCAACACAAAGGCAAGATGATATAAAAAATTTCAATACTTATACGGAGGTTCAGACGCCTATTGTATCAAAGGGAAAAACTTTAGATCTTCAGAGTGAACTAATTATTGATGAAAAAAAGATCCAAGAACTAATATTGGATAATTCATCATCAACAAATAATAACGATGATGACACTATATTGATAGATTGCATTGAAAAAGAAGGATTTACTGATCGTGGAACATTTAAAAAGCTAAAGCATTTTAATAGTGGTGGTTTCTTATGGATTCAGCAATATGAGCAGGGATGGGATACAATACCAATTGTACCGAATCAAAACTTATCTATTATAAACAGTAGCCTAAACCAGGGCACTTATAAAATTTTAGAAATTACCCCTACTAAAATAAAACTTAATAAAACCAATAATATTGAGACAGGTGAAGGTTTTGCAGAAATTGAATACAGATTTACTTCTTCAGTAATAAAAAGTCGTGTAGGATTGGCTGATGAGGGATTTATAACAGCTATAAATGTTTTAAATCCAAATACTAGCTCAAATTTACTTCATAATCCAAAATATCAACTTGCAAGATGGTATCCTTTCTTTTCCGGAATGCTTGAAAAGAAAAAAGATACCGAGCTTTTGAAGACATTGAAGTATAAAAATAATGGAAAGGTGAAAATTGAAACAAAACCTGAATTGTACGGATTTGGCATTCGTGGAGAAATAACCCTTGAGGATAATGTAACTTTAGGAGCAATGAGATCTCAAAGAAATTCTTTCTTTACCAATGGCATGCAGACAGTTAGATTAAGCGGAGTAACATTCTATGAGTATATGAGTTTCATGAATAATTGGAGGTATGGGAAATTAGAGTCAGGTTCTTTCAATCGTGAAACATCCAGGGGCTATGTCTCTGTAAAACTTCATGATGAAATTATAAAGATTTATCCATTCGGAAACGGCAGTATAAAGTACTATAACAAGGATAATGAATTAGAAATTGCCGGAAAGATAAAAAGTAATATTCAGAGCCAAGTACCTTATATTAGGTTAAGATGGAATGATCTTTACGGGGGTACTGATGATAAATTCTGTTTACAAAATCAATGTACATATAATATTTTTGTGCAGGTTTCAGATTTGAAAAGTAATGTTGTAAGTGTAGAAATTTATAAAAAAATTAATGACGGTGATTGGTTATTGTTTACAAGCAATACTATCAATAATACTTTCAGCGATTCAGTAACCAATAAGATTCATAGTTATAAAGCTGTTTTAACCGACTCGGAAGGTAATACTTTAGAATCTAATATACTTAAGTATACTGGTGATAGCAACGGTTCCAGTATAAATGTTTTGAACCCAGGTGCTACCACACAGACTATATACAAGAGAGATAGTGGTAGTCATGGAATAGGTCAGACGAAAATAAAAGACCTTCAAATAACAACATATGATGGATCTTTCATTACAAAAATAGAGGTAAGGGGAAAATTCCATGCTATTGGTGAAAATATATGGTCAGATATAACCGAGACTTTAGACATTACTCCGAGCTCTTCAGTAACAATTAACCATCAATGGGTTTACGCATTCATGGACCCTTCTAAATATATTGGTTCTAGGGATTGGAATGGAGCAGATAGTTTATTCTGCCAGGTAAAAATATATTCTTCATCTGGTGAAGTTATAGAAATTAATCCTCCGATATATATTCCTTGGTATGCAACATATCCCGAATCTATTACATTATAAAATAAAAACGGACTGCTAATTAAAACTAGACAGTCCGGAAAGTATTTGAAGAAAGCAATTTATAATATATGCATGAGGGGAAAAATTTGTTTAACTAATAGTAAATGGCATACATTATAAATTATACAAAAAATACTTTAATGGTAAATGTGAAAAAAAAACAAAATACTACTTCTGACTGCTTTTGTCAATCACAAATTAAAGAATAAAAATATATACCATGCCATATGTTTTATTAATTTGTATAAAGACTAAATTAATAGTATTAATGCCTATTTGCTCGTTTTTTTTGAGTAGTATATTACTACATTTCTGATTACTAATAATATAAAAAATAAGCTTTAGTTTTATTTGTTTTCAGGATAAACAGTTAAACATTTGTAAAATATTTTTGTTTCATGCAAATGTTTCCTTATTTATCACCTGTAAGGTTTTACCCAAATGAAAGCTACCTTACTGATATGAATAATCCCGAAAATACTGTTTTTTGGGGTAAAAGAGCAGATATTCATTTCTTAAATGCTTACCAATTGGAGATAAACGCTATTCATCGCTTCCCTATTCCTAGTAATTGGGGTAATGCAATCTCAACAATAGGACTAAAGCTTTATTTAAGGTCTGGAAACAACGACTATCCATTGTCAGCTATTTTTGATTTATATAATGAAAAAATAAGCTGTATTACTTTTAAATGTGATGAGTTTTTATGCGGTAGACTAGTGATTAAGGATACAGGCAACGAAATACTTGTAAGTAATGAGGTTAAATTTGTTGATAGCAGCGATGGCTTAGGAAGAAAATATATTACTCTGTCGTCCAGGCATTCATATAGTATTAACCGATTCCCTTTTGATGATGAAAATTGTTGGTTTCATACTACTATTCCGGCTTATTGTTTAGGAGAAACATCTGTTGAATTAGAATTAGAACATAATCGTATAGGTGGCGTTTCTTCAAAAAAAGTAAAAGAATCTTATTCTGATTTTGTGACAACTTATGAAATAGCATCTGATTGCGACAATAATATATTGAATTTTATAGAGAATGCTGGAAGGAATAATCTATTTTTTATAGATGGAATACAAAAATCATTAAGTGAGAAAATTGAAAGGACTGATAAAAATGCAACCGGAGTATTGAAGGTTGTAAATGTTCTAGATAATGACGGAAATAATATCACATTAGATTCGACGAATATTTTTGACAACACAAAACCATTCGTAAAAAAAATATATTACAATATAGATTCTGTTGTCAATCCTAGTTTTGTACCTATTGACGAAAATAACCAAATTATTGACTTTAATACTTTAACATCTATAGGTATTCGATTCAGATTTGAATTCAATCATGCTGTTAAGGTTAAAGATGGGGTTGTAAATATTGGTCAATTATTTAGGAATGGAATTTTAGAAAGTAGCTTGACTAGTTCTGTATTATTCCCATCATCAATTATTAATACCAGTTTTATTCCAACCAATAGCTTTGTGCCAGGTGATGTTTTAACAATTAAAATTTTCGCTGATGTTTTTGAAAACTCATTGCAAATATCAAATGATATTACAGATCCGAATTTGCCTAATGTTCTGGAATTAGCAGACATTGAAATCGAAAGTGATCTTACATGGCCCGATGGAACAAAAATATTGAGAAGTGTTACTGCAAGTAGTAATCTTGCTATCTATAAAATAACAAGTGGATCGTCTGTTTTTAATACTGCAAAATCTCAATATAGTACAGATGGAATAAATTGGATTGACGGAAATACTAATCCGACTCCGAATACTATATTTTTTACCCAAATAAATACACCCGGTTGGTATTATTTAAGAGTAGAAATAACGGATATTTATAATAATAAAACATATACTAATGTATTAAGGCAATACGTCTATTCTTTTAATACGCCTGAGTGTAAGTTTCATTACATAAATGTATTTACTTTCCAGCCAACAGATTTGCTTGAGATAGAGTATTTCGGATGCAAAGAGCCCATACAAGGATCACCTCAATATGGTGTTTATAAGGCTTTTTCGGAGCTTGTAGGGGATATTCAAAATCCAACGGTTGATTTTTGCGCATTTATAGGAACTCCAATAGTAAGACTAAATGGAAATGTTATTGATGGATATATAAATGCGTTAGATACCTGTAATTACATTGAATATAATCCAGTGCAAGCAATCCCAGCCGGATATTCCAGCCCAATAGACCCCAATGTTATAGGTAGTAGTATTTGTTATACCGGAAATCAATGGACTAAAGAGGTAAAGTTATCCGGACATCCTTCATCAAATCCATTTATATTTTTAATGGACGGTGTTACTCCTGCAACGCCAGGTTATTTGTCGTCTTTCGATAGCGGAGGTGCTTCTGGGTTTAATAGTAATGGAATTAGATGGATAAGATTTGCAGGATTACCAGGCGGTAATGTTATTTATGATGTAAACCCAGTAACTGGACAGATAACTGGAGTATCACAAACGTATAATTGTATTTAATAATAAAATATGGCATTTGAAATAGGAAAAACAAGTAGCGGTGCTAAATATGTGATTGGGAATAATGGAAATACTGTTTACCTATCACAAGCAGGGATAAAAATAAAAAATGAACTAATAGCAGGGGCTAATAAATATGTCGTTTATGTTCTTAATGTAACTGATGTAATATACTCAGGACCGTTAGATTCTTTGTTATACAATGGAGGTTCTATAAGTAGTGATCCGAAGGTTGCAATTGATTTTTTAGTTTCTGAGGGATGGGTAAATTTTAAGCCAGGATCAAGTGGAGGAGGCGGCACATTTGATCCTTCTGCATATGACTTGGCCGCATTTAAAAACCAGAGCCCTGATCCTTTTGCGCAGGAATCTGATTTGTTGAACAAAGCAGATTTAGTTGGTGGAAAAGTTCCGGCTTCACAGCTTCCGAGTTATGTTGATGATGTAATTGAGGGAGTTAATTTAGCAGCTTTTCCTGTTCCTGGTGAATCTGGAAAAATATATTTGGCTTTAGATACTAATAAAATTTATAGATGGTCTGGAAGCGCTTATATAGATATGACTCCTGGTGAAGCTGACACCCTGCAAACAGTAACAACAAGAAATCCTGTAACAACCAATACTATTACGGTAGCAGGTATTAAAGCTACGGCATTACAAGGTGACTCAACTTATACGAAGCAGATTATAGCAAAGCCAGATGGTACTTTTGGGTGGGAAGATAAAACAAGTTTAACTACAGCGGGAGGAGTAATACCATCTATAAAAATAATAGATTATACTCAAGATGCCACAAACTATATCTTGAGAGTATCATATACTTATGGTCAAGCAGCCCCTTCTCTTCCATTATTTGAGGTCAGAATACATTCTGCTCAACTGCTAGCTCAAAACATTACAACTCAAACGGACGGATTAAATCAAACAACTTCAACTTTATCTAACGTTATTAAAAATGGTTTTGTAACTAGCATTCTTATTCCAAAGGCGTCAAACGCATCTCCTATATGGAACAATGATATTGCAGGAGTCATGGTTACATTATTAGGAGTAGATAATGGAGATGGAGGAGCAAGTTCAACCAAGATTGTTAGAAGAGTAGTTTCAGATATGGATTTCATAGGTAATATGAGACCTAAACAAACATTACTAACTTCAGGAACGAATATAAAAACTATAAACGGTACTTCTTTACTTGGAAGCGGTGATATATTGACTAATCCTATATCAACGATTTTACTAACGAATTCAGGTGCTTCTTTAGGTGCTTTAAATACTAATACTACTGTAGATATTAATCTTAATACTAGTTCTACTTGGGTAGTGAATACATTAGCTTCTAAAACAGGTGCTACGGTATCAGAATTAATATCTGCTGCAGGAAATATTTTAGATACATCAGACAAAAATTTAAATATTTTTAGAATAGTACTTGAAGTTTCATACGCTGGGGGCGGTGCTGACGGTACTTTAGAGGCTTCAATTGTTAATCCTAGCGGAGTGGTTATTGATCAGGATATTAAGGGAATTAACATAGATGGAGTTGCCGCAACCAATCAAAGATTATCATTTAGGTTTTTTGCTGTGAAAACATCTGATAATACTGCTGGATATACGCTAAGACTTAGAAGTGGTGCAAAATCGCTTACTGCTTATAGAATAGTAAACATTCTTAGAAATAATAATAATTAAAATTTTAACAAAATGAGAAATCTATTTTTAGGATTGATGCTATCCTTAATTAGCATTGCTGGTAATTCACAAAATCAACAAGCTTATGTAGCGCCTGGTGATTTGAGGACATTTCTTGATTACAATATTGGTGCAGATACATCTTTGCCAGCTTCAACCCCTTCGCTTGGAATTAAAGGTGATAAGTTTCAATGGGGAGCTTCCAACAAAGTAGATACTTCAACTGATTGGAATGTTTCAGCACCTGATAATGCCTTGAGTGATGCTACAAAAACAGCTAATGATCCGTGCCCTTCTGGATATAGGATCCCAACGGGTGCAGAATGGAAAGGTATAATTGCCAACAACTCTGTTCAATGGGTTGGAAACTTCTATGAGGACGGATACGATGTATATAATAGACATACAAGCGGTATTCTGATTAATAACTCTCTTTTCTTACCTGCAGCAGGAACTCAAAATGTGGGAGGAACAATGACTTCAAATAATGCTTCCGGAATGTATTGGAGTACTACATCTTTGGGCTATTTGAATTATGTATCTGCCTTGGTTTTCTACTGGTCAGGCGGGATACCTGGTTCTACAAAATCATTACAGGTAAATTCAATGTATAAGCCAAGAGGTGGTAATGTAAGATGTATTAAAGATGATTCAGTAAATAGACTGTATCTAAATCCTACCGAAACAGAGAGAGTTTCTAAAGGTTACATTTTATATCCAAATCCGGCAAAAAGTAGTTTTTCTTTAAAGCTAAAAAATAGTAGTAAGGTTGAAATATATGATATGCTAGGTAATACAATTCTGAGCAAGAGTTTAAACGAATCGGAGCCAGTTAATATTGAATCTATGAATAAAGGGGTTTACTATGTGAAGATTACTAACGAAGGTAATGTATACAAAGAAACTCTGCTAAAAAATGATAATTAAAAATGAAAAAGTTTATCGCAAAAAATTGGGCGTTAATCGGATGGGTACTATCTATTGCATTAGACCAGCAGTTTAAAATAGTAGAGAATTTAGTTCACAATGAAGATGCCGTAAAATTAATTTACGGAATAGGATCTGTCATTCTTGCTAAATTCTGGAATACAAATAATAATAGGTCCGTAACGTCAAGATTAGCGGAAGACGATGGAGCTGTAACACCCGGAAAAGGATTCTAAAATGATAAGATCTAGCGAAATACCATTAATACTATTGATGATCTTTACTTTGATATATTCAACAATAGGAGATCCAAATAATCAAATTTGGAGTGGATTATATTTTATAGCGAATTACTTAACGTTGCTATTACTTTTCTGGCAAAACAAGAGTAGTGTTGTGCGTAAAATAGGTATTTCGCTATCTATAAGTATTTTAATATACGTTGTATTAAAATTCTTTTTTGATTTTGAATATAGTAGAATGTACACCATAATACCTTTTTCAGTATGTATCGTAGGTATTATTTTAATTGAAAAAAGACAATGGCAGAAATCAAAGAAAAAGCAATGAACATGCTAACATATCTATTTACTGGTGCCGGTATTATAACAACTGAATCCGTTGAAAAATCTATCCTTTTTATCGGAGGGTGCATTTTACTTTTTCTTCAGATAAGGCTTCACTTGTTAAAGATCAAAAAAGAAGAAAAGGATATAAAAGAAAAAAATGATGATTAATAATGAAAACAACATCACAATATATTAAAAGATTCGGGTTCCCAAATGAGACAGGATCCGGCTATCTTGTAACCATTGATTTGCCATATCCAATGCGCATTGCTTGGGATGTCGAAAAATCAGTTAAAAAAATATCTTGCCATAAAGATATTGCTGAGCCATTAAAGGCGATTTTTAATGATCTTTTGGGATTTTACGGATATGAAAGATTAAAGGAGCTTGGAATCGATTTGTACGGTGGATGTTTTAATTTCCGCCAAAAGAGAGGAGGGGTATGTTATTCCGTGCACGCCTGGGGACTTGCTATTGACCTTGACCCAGCCAGGAACAAATTAAAAGAAACAGCCATAACGGCTAGATTTGCACGTCCGGAATATAAGCCTATGATTGATATATTCTATAAGCATGGTTTTGTAAGCCTTGGACGTGAAAAGAATTATGACTGGATGCACTTTGCTTGGGAAAAATTCTAA